TAGTCCCGCAAGCCTGCGGATGTCAAATATTTCAGCAGTTTTTTCTTCACTACTGAAAGTTTGTGCCTGTTGTTTGTCGCCTGTTATTTCTTTAGCCTCTGTTAATGCTTTTTTAGAAGGTGTTCCGCCATTCATTACTGCTGGTAGATACTTGTCAAAAGCATTGTATAATTTATCAGTTTGCACTGATTCTAATAGTTCGCTCATTACAGATTTCTTGTCACCTGATAAAGGACCTAACAATTCGCCCATTACATCTCTGCGTTTTGCTGATTCTTTGATGATTGTGATTTCTTTTTCTTTGCTTGCTACCTGTTCTTGTGTTTCTGCAACAATTTTTGCTGCTTCTTCTAGTTCTTGCTCTTTAGTAGCAACCACTTTTAGAAGTTTAGCTGTCTCTGATTTTTCATTGAGATGACTTGCAGCATATTCGCTGGCAAAGCTTTCAAAAATCCTACGACCAAAATCTTGTTTGCGAGCTGCATCGATATCTTCTTTTAGTTGTGCCATTTCAGATTTCAGTCCTTTTGCGACTGTTTCTTCAATGATCTTAGCTGACTTAGCAATAAAGTCTTTCTTAATTGCTTCAAACTTAGCTTTGCTTTCGCGAACCAATTTAACTTTGGTTTCAGCTAGGTCTTTTTTATCAGCATGGAATTCTGCGATTTCTTTCGCTAGTGCATCCACGATAAAAGATTCTAATTTTGCAACATTGCCTGCAACTGCTTTGCGATCTTCGTGTAGTTCTGCTAGCTCTTTCTTAAGATTATTAAGAACAAATGACTCCATTGCTTGCGCATCTTGTGTCATTTTAGCTGCGTATTTTGCACGAGCATCAATTAGTCCTTGGCGGTCTTCTGCAAGCTCGCCTAGTTCAGCTTGTAGACGATCTGATAGCATAGCTTCAACAGCTTCTACCATTGCGTCTTTGTCGTGTTCATACTTTTGTGCAAATTCTTCACGTAGTTCAGCAGTAACTTGGTCACGGTTTTCTTGAATTCTGCTTGTCCAAGCTGATTCAATCTCCGATTTGATTTCTTCGGAAATCACATTGTTTTCAAACAGTTGTTTTACGATGTCTAGCATGTGATTCTCCTAGTTAGTTGAGTCTCGAAATAATTCTCTTCAAGCTCTCTGCTATGTATTTCTGTGCCTGTGGGTTGCCTTGGACTTCTTGTGCTATCTTGTACGCCTGATAACCGCCTGTGTTATTCATTAGATGTTCATAAACTGGTGTTGGATAAGCTCCCGGGGCGCTGGGTTGTGCTACAACATCCACTGTGATAATTTCAAAACCTTGTACGTTGCCGCCTGTGTCAACTTCACCACTGCCCCTACTTGAAACTCCTAACTTTACTCCCGACGTTAGCATGGTTTCAATTAATTGACCCATTGGTGTCGGTAGTAGTTTTAGTTTTCCGTAACCGTTAGGACCGTCCATCCACATTTTTGTAATCATGTGACTGACGCGGTCGAGGTTGATGCGTAAATCCTGAGGATGGTCAACTTCTCCTAGCACGGAGTAACCTCCAGCGATTTGCTCGTTGAGCGTTTTGACAGCCTTGCCAATTTCTTGAGAAGAATAAACACGTTGGTTTGCATTGCGAATATCGCCCTGAATGCAAATACCGTTTAAGTGCAGCGACTTTTTACCGTCGCTGCCTTCTTCGCTCTCTAAGACGATCTTAGCCTGGTCGTAACTCAAATGTTCTGCTAGTGTAAGTCTTTTCACCTAAGTTTCCTCTATTATCTACGGCCACGGAAAAGACTTTGCTTGTTATCAGCTTGTTCAGCTGCGCCTTTTTTCTCAGCGCCATGTCCTGGTTCTTTTTTGTTAAAAGCAGATCCTGCTTTGCCACCTGGAACATTGATATTACCTGCGTTATCTTCTTTAGCTGCTGGATTTAATAATCCACCTTTTGTACCTTCGCCTTTAGATTCGCCACCGTTAGTGATATTAGCAGCAGTACCGCCCATATCATTTTTACCAGCTACGATTGATTTAGCGTTAGCACCATTGTCTCCACCCTTTGGTGTAGCAACTTTTTCTACATATTCACGTACTGTTTCTAATTCTGGTTCAAAAGAGTCCATCTTTGGCTCTTCGCCGCCCATGTCGTCGCCCATGTCTTCTTTATCTTCTTCACCTTGCAGTGCATCAAATTTAGCTTGTAGTTCGTCGATGATATCACCTAGGTCTTGCATGATTTCTTCTTCAGATTCTTCGCCTTCTGCATCTTCTGGGTCATCACCAAGTTCTGCTTCTAGGTCGTCTGTAGCGTCTCCGCCCATTTCGTCATCTGCTTCAATTGCGATGTCTTCGAACTCTTCGTCCATTTTTTCATCGTCTTTGTCTTCATCTGAAGCTTCGTCAACTTTGTCGTCTTCTGCATCTTCATCTTTAGCAGCTTCGTCCATTTCTTCGTCGTCTTCTTCGTGGTCTTTTTCTTCTTCAGAAATTTCTGTTTCGATTAGATTTTCGTAGATTTCGCGTGACTTAGCTACTACGTATTCGTGGAAAAGTTCTTCAGCTTTTGCTGAATCTTCGTTGACCAAATGCTCTAGCATCTGGCTTAATAATTTATTATCTGCCATGTTGTGTTCTCCTTAAGATTATGGTATTAGGCTGTAGTGTTATTTACTACGTAGATTAAAAAACTCCGTTAAATGGTACTTTTTTGAACATTTTGATCGGAATATATAGTGTCTGGAAATTTTTTTCCAAAATCCTCTACACTGATATGACTTAGGTTGGCTAGATTAGGTCCTAACTTGTCCGGAATAAATGCTCCGGGTTCTATTACTCTAAAGAATTTAATGTGTCTAAATTCTTTAATTACTTTTTCTGTTTGACTTAACCAATTTCCGTGATAAGTTGCTGAATCTGTTGATTTTTTATAGTTAAAAGTATCAGCGTATACATTGTTGAATTTGCCGTTACTGCCTTGATAATCAAATCCTAGTATGTATATTTCACTGGCTCCTTGACTAGCTGCAAACCAAAGTGCTGTGGGTCCTGAGCTCCATCCTTTATGCGGATTAAAAAAGTTAATTCTGTCTTTGGTAGTGATACCTTTGTTAGGATTGGTCCATACTTCCTGTTGTTTATGGTAACCGGCGGCTATGATTTCGTTAACCATTTTAACATCCACAGCTACAAGATAGTGCGGTGCAAATTCTCTATACTGGGCGTTACACCCATATACTGTGCCTATGGTCAACAGTCTTTCACAGTCTACATTCAATCGACTTCGTCCATTACCTAACACAAAAGACACGGGTGAAGAATTCTTAGGTTTTTTGACAACATCACCCCTAGGTTTAGGTTGTAGATTCAAGGGCGGCGGTTGAACTACGGGTACCGGTATTACCTGATCGGGATTTTTTCTTTGAGCTTTTAGTGCCTTGGCTAGGGCTTTCTCGGCTTTACGCTGCTGCTTCTGTAGGTTCAATTGGGGTTCCGTACATTTGTTGTATAAAACCCAGCTCAGATTGAGATTCTGCTTTGTGTGCTTCTGCCTGCAGTCTCAATTGATTGATCTGACGTAGCGTTAAGCGTATTTTGCGAGTATCACTCTTTTTAACCACAGTTGAATCTTTGCTGTTGTCGTAGCGACGATCAACTGCGAAGTCGTTTGTGTTGTCGTTGAAATAAATGAATTCTCTTAGAAGCATAATGTATTTATTACTGAGCTGGTACTTCTGCGGGTGCTGCTTCGCCTTCTGCACCTGTGGCTCCTGCCTCGGCTGCAGCAGCCATGTCTTCTGGTGCTTCTGCAGATTGAGCTCCTAGATCTGCTGTCATGCCCCCTGGTGTTATTCCTGCTGATCTCATTTCTGCAGCAGCATCTGTTGCCGGAGCAAGTCTTGCACCTTGTTCTTCTCTCCACAGTCTTTCGTTTTCTGTGATCTCGTCCTGTGTCATACCTAGGAATCGTTTCATAGCAAAACGCTTGCTCATGTGTGGAATTTCTTGTAGCTGTGCAAATGTAGCTGCACGAGCTGTGTCTAGTTCTGATTGGCGATAAGCAGCAAAGTTCTGTGGTGCATTGAATTTCAATTCAAATATACCACTGTCAATATTGATACCTTCTGATTGCAGCCATAGTTTAAATTCTAGATCAAATGTTTCGACGATCATAGATTGTAAGCGTTCACAGTATTTGTTGAAACGCAATTCTTGAATATAAGCTGTGCCTACTTTGCCATCTGCTACTGTGTTCGAAGCATCGTCCACTGATGTAGGCAAATAAGAACTTGGAATTCTCAATGCACGGAATAGTTTGTTGGTAAAGTAGCGTAGGTCTGTGATTTCACCTAGGTTAGTACCGCCTGGCAGTGTTTCAACCTTTGAACCGCGACCTTCTGCTGTTTGTGGAAAGAAGTAGTCTTCATTTACACTTAATGGATTATATGAGGCATCTAATACATTAGCACCGCCACCTGTGGCTGAAGGAATGCGACGTTGTTGGATTTCGTTTTTAACTCTTTCTACGAATGCCATGGCCATGTGTGCAGGCATGTTACCGACATCCACATAGAATATACGTCTTTCTGGAGCACGTTGTATACGATAGATGATGATAGCATCTTCTAGTAATTCTTTTTGTTTGTATACTTTGAATACACTTTCCAGTAATGAATTACCAAAAGGATAATTGTTGTCTAAGCCTTCTGACAGTGAAATATGCACTACATTTTTGGCATCTATGGTAACTTCGTTGGTGGCATTTTGAAATCTTGTACCAGGTGTTTGTGCTGCTGCGCCTACCATGCCACGACCAAATCCGCCACCTGTGGTATAGGAACTTGTGCCGCTTGGTGCTGTGTTTGTAGTACCATGCGGAGTTACTGCGATCATTTCTTTGAAATTGAAATTGATATCTTTGATCACATATTGTTCTGGGACTTTGCCTTCACTTTCATTCACAATAATTTTGGTTACTTTGGCAGCGTCTACAAATAACCATTTTTTAGTCTGAGGATCTCTAACGAAAAAACAATCTCCGTATTTGAAAGCGTTTCGAACTATACGGAAAATTCTAGTTTCAAATTGTTGTTGTTTGGTCCATTTTTGCAGAGCATCTCTAATCAGCTTGACTTCTGTTGAAGTGGCCTGTCCACGATAGTGTGTATGGAATGGTGTGGTGTTTTCTTTGTCTTTTTGTGTACAGAATTCTGCTAGAATATCTAGAGCAGCATTAACTTCCGAATCCATGTCCATGGTATCATACTGCATGTAGCGTTCAATTCTATTCGGAGCTCCTGCATATACATCTGGCAGATAGCTGGAATAATTGGAACGTGCAGGCCCAGGACGTCCAGCTCCCCCAGAGATCGGACTGTATCCAGTATCTCTATTGTTAACGCTCACTGGTGTGAAATATTTTTTCCAACTCATCCCGTTATCCTATTGTTATCAAATGCTTTTAAATAGATTGCCAGTTAATCCTTTTTGGACACTTAACTGATTTTCTGCCACTTCAAACACACGCCTGTTTACATTAATCAATTGATCCATCTTAGTATTTAAGCTAGCCAACAGGGATGAAGGTGATTCTTGAGTAGCGGTACCTGCTCCCACAGCAGCATTTTCTTTTTTGGCTTCTTCTGTTTTCTTTTGTTCTTCTTCTGCTTTTTTAAGTGCACCTTCTTTTGCTGCTTGAGATTCTGCAACCATGCTTGCTTTATTCGTTTCGGCCACATTGGTTGTTGCTGGTTTATCTTTGATATATCCACTACCTTGTTGTTTGGCAAAATCTAGCAATAGATCATTTTCGTTAGCATTAAGATTTAGTTTTTTCTCTTGCTCTTCTGCTTGTTTTTTATTGTTGGCTTCTAAATCTGCATTGTTTTTTTGTGCTGCTTTGATATTTTTTAGATCCAACGCATTTTTTGTATTTTTTGCGTTTTCTTCTTTTTCTTCAGCCTTCGCTCTATTGGCGTTCATTCTGTCATCCATGCTTTTTTTCAATGCTTCTTGCATGTCTGTGGTTTTTTTAATTTTCTCTGCTTGCTCTTCGGCTAGATCTTTGTACTTGTCTCCGGGGGTAATTTTGTCCATGATGTTGTAATACAGCCGCACAATTTGCTGGCCGAATTCTTGGAGGTAAAGGCCAAGCCTTTGAAATCCATCACCAACGACCTCAAGGTCCACACCAAAATGTTTAAACAACATGTATAATCCAATTAAACCTGCTGTCACAGCTAGTGCAGCAAGCACAAAAGGTCCCATAGCTACGTTTAATCCTAAGAATCCTGCGATGCTGGCCATCACTGTGCCAGTTCTTATGGCCTCCATTGTAGCTTGGGCGTAGCCTATCAAAGTTATACCTGCTATATATGCAGCATAGGCCGCTAGTCCAAAACCTAATCCTACAAGTATCGGGGTGAGATTGTCAAAAATAAATTCGCCAACAGCTATCATAGGCGGCAACAGTGTTTCACCTATAGCAACAAATATTGGTAATAGGTTTTCTACCGCTGTCATAATTCCAGGAATAACATGATCTATAAAAAATGCTGCCAAGGTTGCAAATACTGGATATAATTTATTTGTGATAAAATCACTCAGCTGCGCCATGCCTGGCGACAATGAATTTACTAATAGCCCACCGATAGTAGTGACTATGCCTGCTAATAAAAAGAATCCAGGAACCACAGTGTTCTGCACAAAGGTCGCTACCATGCCAAATGTTTTCATCAGTAGATCTAATAGTCCACTGTTTACCAGTGCCATTTGGAATCCGTTACTAAATTTTGCCAGTGTCTGTTGAGCTTCCTGCATGCGTTTGTTCATTGCATCAGTTTCTTCTTGAGCTTTGAGCTGTGCTTTATCTGCAGCGGTCAGTGCGTCTTTATTCTGGCCCAAGGCAGCCTTAATCATCATATAGCTTTCGGCATTCTCTTTGCTGTACATACCCACAGCTCGCATTTCTGCTTCTTTCTGTTTGCCTTCTTTTATCATAAGATTCTGCAATTCCTGTTGCATATCTGCAGTGATTCTGCCTCCACCCTCAGTTATCTGTGCAAATTTTCTCATCATTTCTGCTGACTGAGGCATCATAGCAGAAAATTTCTGTGATTGTTCTGTAGTCGCAGAACCAGTGACCATAATGTCTTCGGCCACGCCTCGTAGTCCAGGATGCAGTCCGTTAATGGTGTTCATAAATGCTTCACCATCGTCTTTGGTCATGTTTGATATCTTAGCCTGTACCTGCGCACTCCTTAGAAGTTTTTCTCTGGCGTCTTCTTGTTGCTTACGACTTTCGCCAGTGACTTTGGCCAATAGATCCATTTCTTGTAGATATTTTTTAGATCCAGCTACTAATTCTGCATTGGTCATTGTGCTTTGACGGCCCTGCATTTTTATAGTTTTACCGTAGTTTGCTAATCCTTGATTGATATCTTCGGTGGTATAGCCTAAGGCATATAATCCGCTGCCGGTGGCTCTTAATTCTTTAGATACTGTGGAAAATCTATTAGCACCCTCTTCAGTAGTTGTGCCAAATGCTATGAGTGCTTCACCGTTTTGTGCAATCATGCGGCCAAAGTTTTCCATGGTCATACCAGCGGTGCTGGCTGCACGACTAAAGTTCTGCATGCTACCACCAAAGGTGGCTCCTGCAGCAGAACTGTCTGTATAGGCTTTGGTTACTTTAGTTGCGGCTGTGGCTACCGCGCTAAACATTGAATCTACTATAGGAATACCTTTGAACATACTGGCAGCACTTTCTACACTGTCGCCTACGTTGGCAAAACTTTGAATTATACCTGTGGTAACTTTACTTAAAGTATCAAATCCACCTATCACAGTGAATGCAGTTTTAGTCATTATTCCAAGAGCTTTGCCTGTCATGTTGGCTGCTTTGCCTAGACCAGAAGTTGGTCCACCAGCGCCACCTTGACCACCACCATCGGGTCCACCTCCTCCGCCTGGAGGACCACCCCCACCGGTGTTCTTCTTAACACCTTTCATGAGATTAACCAGCTCTCTAAGAGTAGACTCTGTGGCTGCGTTTTTAGCTTCTACATTACCTACGCCGGGGATGTCTATGAATACTGACGCCATTAATTTTTTCCTGGAAAAATACGCATATAAATATGTTTTACTAATTGTATTTATTGGAGATAAAATGAGCCAAGATTTGTTAGAAAACCCTGCTGAATCAATACCACAGCCTAAGAAGAATCCTTTGGCAAATTGGTACCGTCAGCCTAAAATTTATGTGAAATTACCATCAAAGGGCAAGTTTTATGCACCAGGGTCTTTAGACATCAGTAGCAGCGAAGAATATCCAGTATATGCTATGACTGCTAAAGATGAACTAATGTTTAAAACTCCTGATGCATTGCTATCAGGACAAAGTACCGTGGAAGTTATAAAGAGTTGCATGCCTGCGATTTCAGACCCTTGGGCTATGCCCAGCATTGACCTCGACTTTTGTTTGATCGCTATACGTATTGCAACCTATGGTGAGAATATGGAAGTAGGATCTACCTGTCCATATTGCAGTGCAAAAAATGATTACGAAATAGATCTTGCTGCATGGTTGCAGGTTTTTAATAATTTTGTCTTTGAAGATGTAATTGCTATGGACCCGTTAACCATACATATCAGACCTTATACCTATAGAGAGTCAACCAAAACCAGCATCAAAACCTTAGAACAACAAAAAATATTCAATATCATTAACAATGATGATTTAACCGACGAAGAAAAAATGGAAAGGTTTGGAAAAAGTTTTGTTAAGTTAACAGAACTCACTGTAGATATTATTGCAGATTGTATTACAAAAATCCAAACACCAGACGGTGATACCACTGACAAACAACAGATCAAAGATTTTATTAATAATACTTCTAAAGAAGTTTTTTCTGTGATTTCAGGACATCTACAGGTAATGAAAACTGCTATCGAACTCAAAGCCAAAGATGTTAAATGTGGAGAGTGTGAAAAGGAATATACACTGCCTATCACTATGGATCAATCAAATTTTTTCGCAGTAGGGTCTCAGATCTAACCTGGCCAGAGATCCTAGAATGGTCCAAACAGATGGACAAAGAGGCCAGGGCCATAAAGAAAGATGTAATGAAGTTGTGTTGGTATATGCGAGGTCTTTCTTACAGTGAAGGTATGACTCTAAGTTATGAAGATCGCGAAATAGTTGGCGAAATAATCAAAGAAAATCTTGAAGTAACTAAAAAAACTAATCTACCGTTCTTTTAAAATTGCTGGCTAAATTGCATCAGCAATTTTTTTTGATTGTCGTTTAACGTCTGACCACTATAGGCTGATTTCAAAGCCAATAATAATGAAGTTTGATCTATGTTGGTAGGAACTTCTCCGCTGGAAATCGCTCTGTGCAATGATTTTAGATTTGCGAGATCTTGCTGATAAAGAGGACGACCTTGCCCTGCTTGTTGAAGTATTCTTCGATTTTCATAAGGTTCTGATACAGTGGAGTGTGGAGTGGTCTTAGCTGTATCTTTATTTTGATCTTTGCTGAACCATCTTTTAGGATTTAAAATCTTGTCCATGGTGTCTTGACCCTGTTTAAATCCCTTTTGTGCTAGTTGTGCTGCTCCGGCTGCTGCACCTGTTACAGTACCAACACCTTTGGCAAGACCGCCTACACCTTTGCCCACAGCTTGTACTATACCTGCTTCTGATACGATATCACGAATTTTCATTAGTGCTTCCTAAAAATACTAAAATCTTCTGCCACCATATTAGCTTTGGGTTCTAGGCTGGCTGCTAACTGTTGCTGAGGTTGTGGTGCTGCTTGTTTAGCACCTTTGATTTTAAGTGGTTGTTTGATTTTTGGTTTTGCTACTGCCTGGGATGCAGTAGGTGCTGTCACAGGTTTTTGTACAGCGGGTTTAACTAATGCTGCCTTGACCTTTGGATCAGCCTGTATCATCGTAACTAATTCTTTTTTCTGTTCTGGTGCCATGCCTGCAATGGCTTTCTGTGCTTGAGCATAAGCAGTGTCTGCTTTTAGATTTGCTGCTGGTGCTGCTGCTGTTGCATCTGTTGATTTTGCAGAAACTGCGGGTGCAGCCGCTGCAGATGGTGCTGCCTTTGTATCAGTGGGAGTTGTTGATGCTGCTGGGGCTTGACCACTAGGTGCTCCTACTGTGTTACCTGTTTTAGCCTGTGTTTGATCCGGTGCTGCATTTTGTCCGGTACCAGCGGCTGCAGTTGAAGTACTGCTACCAGCTGTAGATGTTGTGGGTTTAGGTGTGACAGGGGTAGGTTCTCCGGCTACAGTGCTTTTACCTGCTGAGAATCCTTTCTTAAATGCTGATCCAATTCCCGCAATACCTCCAGCCACTGCGCCCACACCTTTGGCTACTCCGCCTACAGCTTTCCCTACTCCTCGACCTGCAGCTTTGACCAGTGATCCCACTGGACCTTCGTCTAATTTTGATTCAACTAGTATTTCATTTATTCTCATGGTTGGATCCTTAAGCCGCTGCAGGTGCTGGTTGTTTTTGTATGTATTTCATCAATCTAATTTTGCGATCTGTAGGCAGACCCATGACTATTTTCTTCACTGCTTCAATATCAGGCGCTGTGGGTCCTGCTGCGATCTTCATGTCTGCGTAGACTTTGTTGATAACTTCTGGAGTGATACCACCATAGTTGGTTAAAAACTTTTTTAGTTCTTCTGAATCTGTAGGAGAACCTTCCAGTTTCCATGCAGCGAATAATTTTGGATATGTGGCATTAGTTGTGATCTGTTTGCCCACAGCAGCCGCACCTTTGGCCACTGCACCTAGTGCTTTGCCGCCCAACTGTTTAGCTTTGTCTAGGATACCTGCTTCCATGATAGCCTGTTGTTCTGTCACACGCTTGAACAACACATAGACCTGTCCTTCGCTTAATGGACGTGCCTGTGTGTAATAGCTTTCTTTTTTCTCACCGGTCCGGGCAGTGACAGCACCTTGTGCCGCAGCACCAAAGCCCTGTATAGCAGTGGCAGCAGCATTGCCTGCTGACAGTAATTTTTCTGCTGCGACAGTGTCAGAGACCAGTTTATCATAGTAACCTGGTTTGTTCACTGTGTCAGCGACAAATTTTGAAGCTTTGTTCAGCAAGTTTATATAATCGGGATCATTGTTAAACATTGCTTTAGAAGAAGCGTCAGTTAACACTTTTAATTTTTCAGCGTCTGGCGCAGCTAGATCAACATTCCATAACACTTGATTGTTGTGGATCATGGTTGAGTTAACTACTCCAGGATACATTTTATTTGCCACAAACTCTATACCGCTTTTGAATATATCGCCAATGGCTTCTAGAGATTTGCCAGCTAGGAAACCGTAGGCAGCAGCTTTCATACCCTTGCCCACAGCGGTAGAAAGTTTTTCACCTTTGAGCAGTTCTGCGGAACCTTTTAGTATCTGACCCGCGATAGCACCGCCAACTGGACCACCTGCTAGAGCTGCTAGTGTTGTGAGTATACCAATAACTGCTGCGGTCTTGCCTGGATTGGTCTTGGCCCATTCACCCATGCTAGTTAGTTTTTTATCTAATTCTGGAAACTTTTTACCTACATTGGATTTTAATTGTTCAAACTTAGAGTCAAATGCGTTGACCGGAGTGGTATCCTGCAGCCATTTACCTAATTTGCTAAGTGCAGCATTGACCTGTTGAGCTGTGTCTACACCCTTGCCTATCAGTGTTCTATTACCGCCAGCTGCTGTTGCATTCTTTTCAACAGATTGAAATATGTTTTTAATCTGATCAGTAGTAAGAGCTACTTCTAATAAAGGTGATAGCTCATTATAAATGCCTTCTACAACAAGTCTTTGCGCATTAGTAAGGCCATCACAAGACTCTTGAAGAATTATTTGTGAATTATATTTGTTTTGTTCTAACAATTGCTCTATGCGCATTTGTAATCCTATAGTATATTGAGTTATTTATTAAAAATGAGCTTACGCTCATTTGCTTTTTCGCTTGCGCTCAAAGCATTTTCTTCTTTTAAAACATTATTGAAGTTATGAAGAACTATAAATGCGAAGCATTTTAGCATTATGCAGATTGTTCAGTCACACTTAACCCAGACACGGGTTAAGAATGTAACATTATGCGAGTTGCACAGTACACCTAGCGTTAAAGCATTACAGTGGCGGTCATCCGATACCACGAGCTCAGTCAATATGACGGTGGATTATTACGCATACGCTAACATACGTAATAACCTAAGGGTTTCTCTCCCTTCTTTTTGCCCTTTTATTCCTTTTCAAACAGCAAAATCACAGGTCTTATAAGTGATCTTCATCCAAACGGGTAGTTGCTGAGTACCATTGCGGCATGGAATTCCGTCCCTGAGACACGTAGACCAGGTATAGAGCGCACGAAATTAGGCCTGCGCTAGCCAAAAAACCGCTTTATTTTGCCTTTGATTGTTCTAAAAGACGTTGTCTGAGTATGTTTGAACCGCCAACTCTGACGTTTATAATGCCATTATAATAGTCATCTGTTTCTAAAACTCTGCGTTCAAATTGCTCTCTTGCTTCTAAATAACTTAGTTCTGCCTTGGATTGACAATAGTACAGTAGTTCTCTTGTGAAGTTTTCCGGCCCTACTGCTTGGACATCCGCGTTTAACCTATCAGATGACCCCCAGTATTCGCGCCAATCGCTTTCTACTGTGCTTCTTCTTTTAAGTTTTTTGCCTTTGAGTGGTGGTTTAGTGCGTTTAAATTGTGCTAGTTTCTTGCCTATGTACTTCTGCCCGGTGTGTAGATTCGTGATGATGTAAACAAAGCCAATATAGCCTTCAGGTATTTGTTCTACCGGTTGATTTTGATACGTCCATTGCACTCATTTAGTTAGTTTTGGAGGTCTGCCTTTGATGCCTTTTCTGGCTAGCTTTCTTGATTCTCGTTTTGCCTGTATTTCTGTGCGCCTAGTTGATGCTAGATTGCGTATTTCTGATAGCCAATAGCGTGCCTTGATGCCTGCTTCGTCTGAGCCTTTGTATTCAAATCGTTCCTGCCACTTAAAGTATTCCTGAAAAGCAGCAATCATCTTGTCGTGACTTTCTGTGGTCATTCTACAATGTCAACGTCGTTGGAGTAACTGGTAAATCCGTTTTCTTTGATTACCTTCAGCACATGATTCACCCTACTGGTTAAGTCATCTCTATGTGAAATCAAGAAAACATTCTTCTCACGCTCACGGGTCATGCGTTTTAACACAGCGATACTAGATTCTACACCGCTGGAATCCATACCAGAATCCACTAGTTCATCAATAAACAACAGATTAATGCTGTGATATAGATTTTCCCACACATCACGGAATGCCCATGACATAGATAATATCAATCTATTGCGTTCACCGCGACTTAGATTATCAAAGTCTAGGTCTTGTCCTAGTTGTGTGATGATAACTGATAGATCATTTTGGAATTCCACGATGTGCGGCAAGCCAATCTTGTCTAAATAATAGGTCAAACGCTGATTCAAGAAAGCCAAGTTTTGATCAATGATGCGTTTACGCACAAACGAGTCTTTGTTGGTTAACAATTTGTACAAGAATTCTTGATGTTCTTTGACACGAACTAACTCATTGGCATGATCCCAAGATATTTCCTGTACCGCAGTGTTTTTTAATTCTTCAATCTGTTCTAGATAAGGATTGGTTTCGTCCTGCTTGGTGCTAACATCCTTCTCCAATCCACTTAGTGTGTTTTTATGATTCAGGGCCTGCTCCAGCCCGTCATAATGTACCTGCGGACATGCACCCAGTTCCCCTACCAGACCTAATGCTTCGTTGAATGCTGCAAGTTCTAATTGATGTTCCGCAATAGATGTACGACTTTCCTCTACTTGTTTGACTTTAGCACCAACCATGTCCTCATGTTTAGTATCATGTATGTCCTGACCACAGCTATGACACTTGTGAGCTGCCAACAGAGTTGATTCCTCTTCTAGTTTCTCTAATATTTTTTGTTCACGGTCTAAAGTAGCTGTTTGTTTTGCTATCAGCGACACGAGATTGTCACGTTCTTTTTTATTCGCAGTCCATTCTATCAATGTTTTTTGTGCTGCAATCTCAACATCAATGTCAACAGTACTGAGTCTATCCATGCTTTTTCTAAGATTCTCTATGGCAGTTTCTTTCTGCTCGTCCCATAGCTTCTGTTTGCGTTCTAGAGCGTCTATGCTTTGTTGAATTCTGTCGTTGGAAGCCTTCACAGTCTCTATGCGTGTGTTTTCTGTGGAAATAGCATCCTTGGTCAGCCGCAGTTGTTCTTTGAGATTTTCTGCTTTTTCACTTAACAGTGTGATACCCAGCAGTTGTTCAATGATGCTGCGCTGATCATTGGGTTTCAGAGCTAAGAAAGGTTCGGTATAAGTGTTTAGAGCCACAAGATGTTTAAACATTTCGTGACTCATACCGATCATTTCTTCAATGCTTTTTTGTGTTTCACGGCTGTCACCTTGCGATTCGTCTAGATCTTCCAAATCCTGCTCTTGACCATTGATACTGAATCTCAGTAAATTAGGTTTGCGACCACGCTCAATATGATATTCAACACCGTCTTTTTCAAAGGTAACAGTACACAGCATACCTTTTGAATTAATTTTGTTGATTAAATTATCACGTTTGATGTTAGTTAACGCTTGTCCGTATATTGCATAACTTAACCCATTAATGATGGTAGTTTTACCTGTGCCGTTACGAGCACCACTATCGTCACCACCCAAGTCTAAGTTCTCACCTAAGACCAAAGTCAGTTGCCCCTTGTCAAAGTCAATGGCCTGCGTTTGATTGCCCACACTCATAAAATTGCGTACTGTTAGATTTTTAATTTTTATCATAGGTCTTTGTAGATATCCAATAGCAGTGCTTTGTCGTAGGTATCGCTTTCGATGGCATTGATCTGATTCATAACAATAGTATCAACTGATTCAAATGTGATATCGATAGGAGTAGCATTTGATTCTACTTGAACTTTTTCAGGAATCAACATCAACTCGCGCAGATTATACTGCGGAATGAATTGTTCTTTGATAAAGTTAGCTTCTTCGAAACTAATTGGTAAATCGATGGTAACACGACAATGCATCTTTTCACGCAGAAGTTTATCTGGTGTATCGATGATCTGACTTAATTTGTATGTTCTATATATCGGTTGTTGATCCCAAGTTAAGTACTCAGGTTTCCCACCCCACTCTAATATCATCATACCACGCTCATCATCGCCTGCGTCTGCGTAGTTGTGCGGGAAAGCATTGCCAATATAAGTGATGTTGCCTTTAGATTGACGTTTGTGAAAATGTCCACTAAACACATACTCTTGATTCACAAAGTGATCGCCCTGTAACTGCCCGTGATCAGGCATCTGTACCATGGCGTTCATGTAGAATAGGGGCAATTCCAAATGTCCAAACACATATCGACTTTTGATCTTAGATACATTGCGCCATTCTTCACCCACTAACCAAGGCATGATAGTTACATCGCCTTCTGTGAGTGTTTCTTTAATTGGAATTACATTTGGAAATAATCGCATGAACTCAATGGAATTAATTTCACGCTTGTCTTTGTAGAATAGATCGTGATTGCCCAATATGAAATAAACTTTTTCAAAACTCTGACTTAACTTCTCAAGATTTGAAACGGTATAGTTCATTGTGCTGACATCGGTGGTAGATCGATTGTGATGCCAGTCACCTAGGAAGATTGCAGTTTCGCAACCTTGTGCTTTAGCAGTATCACAAAACCAAGTGACAAAATCTTCGCAGTCTTGATTATGGACTCTACTACCGCTTTTCAGCCCAAAGTGAATGTCAGTGAAACAGGCTACCTTTTTAAATAGACTCATAGATATATTTTAAACTCTTTTGTTATAAAGATCAATCTTCTTCGTTGCCGGTAGTGATTGTCACAGGACCAGCTGCAGGACCACTACCACTATTCTGACGAGTCCAACTTGGATTCATACCATTTATTTCGAGGATGTCGTCTCTAATATTTTGGTTACGTTTTTCAATGTTGATAATTCTAACGAATGAATTAGTAACAGCAGCAGTATAGTAAGCAAAAGGGTTGTCAGATTTACTTTCATCAAATTGTAGTCCTATTTGGGTTAGTTGAAGTATGGCCTGTCCACGCATTTCATCATTGTAGGTATATCCACGAACGTTACCTCTAGTTGCATATCGTTCACATAATTTTAAAAACATACGAGCTAGATTATCAGTCATCTGTCCATGTTCTTTATTGAACTCACCAGAGTCTAGCGGACCTTTCCAATGGCTTTTTCCTACACATATTAGGTTGCCTTTGTCATCAAACTTCCAATGTTGGAACGGAGGAAAGTTTACCTTGTCATGACTGTCAGCAGTATTTTTTAGTGTCTTTTTACGACCCGGAGCCAGCGGTATATGTTCAAAAGTCATGATACGGAACACCAGCTCTTCTTTGGTAATTTTTTTATAGTCTACTTCAAATTCTTTGGCAGGTAATTTTTTACCGGCTGCGATCATTCCAGCTTCGTGTGCAATCTTGCTCATTCTTGATGCACGGTTTCTTTTGGCTTCTGCGATGGTTCTGATGTTGAGTTTTTCTAGACTGCTTACGATTAGATCATAATCGCTGTAGGCCTTGTCTGTGTATGTACAGTATGTGTTTTTGCTGCGATGGATCTCTTTTAGTAGGTCTTTGTTGGTTAGGTACTTTATTTTTGGTATCAGTGTCATTAGATATGATTCTCCTATTACTTATTATAATAGCACATTTTGTAAAGAATAAATAGAGTATAACGGAGAATATTTACTCAAAATGCCATTATCTGTAAACCCTTTAGCACAGCTAATTACATCATCATCGCAGGCCATCACGCAGGCCACCAACGAAGCGCAGGCTCGCTTACCACAGATAGGTGATGCACTATCTAAAGCCAATCTTGATGCAACTATTTCCAGACTCAGTGGAGAAATTGGCAGCGGATTAAACGGATTAACAGCTGGTATAGGAACAGGGCTAGACGCTCTTAAAAATGGAGACAGTAATTTTATTGCAGGCGGCGGCACAACACTAAGCGGACTGGGCAATACCATACAGAGTACAGTGGCAGGAGGCATCTCAACTCTGCAAACCGTAGCAGGCTCAACCAGCAACATCACTGCAGATATCTCAGGTACACTAAACAAATTAACAGGCGGTAATCTTGCAGGCGGATTGCAGAGTCTAGCAGGACAAATTTCTTCATCCGCAGGTATGTTGAATAATTTTCTAAGTCTTAGAAGAGGTGCTAACCTGCCATCAGGTGGTGAACTGTTTCTTAAACAAGGATCACCTATACAACTGCAACCTAGTGCAAAAAATGATTGGCGTGTGAGAATCAATGCACAGTGGAACATATTCAACAGTCCGCTGTTTAAATTATTAGAAAACACTGGCGGCGTGGTTTGGCCTTATAATCCTAATATCACAGTGTCCACCAAAGCCAACTACACAGCTATAGATACCACACACAGCAATTATCAATTCCAGGCATATAAAAACAGCGTTGTAGATGATATTCAGATCAGCGGTGAGTTCAGTTGCGAAACAGAAACCGATGCAGCCTATTGGATAGCGGCCACTACCTTCTTTAAAACTGCCACTAAAATGTTTTTTGGTGAAGGAGAATTCGCAGGAAATCCTCCTATAGTCTGTAATTTATCAGGCTACGGATCAAGTATTTTTGACAAGGTTCCGGTGATTGTCAAAGCCTTTTCTGTGGATCTCAAAGATGATGTAAACTACATAAGATGCAACACGTTTGGAACAAATACATGGGTTCCTGTGCTCAGCACAATATCAGTGACAGTGACTCCGGTGTACAACAGACGTAGATTAAGAAAATTCAGCCTGCAAGATTATTCAAGAGGCAAGGCCGCAGACAGTGTAGGATACATTTAAGATGGCAATCACGTACAGCAAATCCAGTCCCTATAACAATACTAGACAGAATAAACTATATCTAGAACTGCTGTCAATAAGACCAGTGCCAGCTGAAAACGACGATTTTAGATATGTGATTGAAAATCAATATCGACACAGACCGGATCTATTGGCCTACGATCTCTACGGTAATCCTAAATTATGGTGGGTGTTTGTACAGCGTAATATGAGCGTGCTTAAAGACCCTATCTATGATTTTGAACCAGGAATAACTATCTATCTTCCAAAAAGATCAAACCTAGAAAAATTTTTAGGAATCTAATATGGCTATCAGAGATATTGGTAGAGCGATAGTAGAAGTTATAAGACCAGACGGTGGTGTTAGCTTAGGTAATGAGCTATCAACATTTATCAGCAAAGGGTCAGCAACAGTAACCACAGGATTAGTACCAGCACGAGCCACAGATGTTATAAACAACGGTACCAGCAGTCTAGAGAACGACACTTTAAGATCCAATGAAGCCACGATACAATTACCCAAGGTAATACCAAATCCTCTAGAACAATTTGCATCATATACGCCATTATGGACCTTGGCATGCCTCACTCCAGAACAGTATAACGATCCTAGATCATATAGAAACAGTCCTGCCGACCTAAAATATATAGTAATGAGTTCTGGTGGTAGATACGATACCCAGCGAGTGCAGACAGCCAGCGGCACCCCAGAATTTTTTATCAACAATTTTACCATGAAAGCAGTGGTAGGTGCCAATAAAAAAACAGGTAACAGCAATGCTTTTAAATTTGAGTGGACTATATACGAACCATATTCTATGGGACTATTATTACAGAGTCTACAGATAGCGGCAAAAAATGCAGGATATCCTAACTACCTTAATAACACACCCTTTGTGTTGAGATTAGATTTTCAAGGGTACGACGAACTAGGGGTTCCATATACATCTGTGAAACCTAAATTTTTTACACTGTGTATAACGGCTGCAAAATTTGAAGTCAATGAAAGTGGCAGCACCTATAAAATGGAAGGTGTGCCCTTCAACCATAAAGGATTCAGCGATCTTGTTAATCTAGCATTTAATGATGTGAAATTAACACTAGGAGAAAAAGGTCTTGTAGAAGAATTATTGTCGGGCACTACTAATGAAAGTCTACAAAAAGTTTTAAATGACATAGAGCAGAGATTAAAAGACGATGAATTGATCGGAGAAAAAGATGTCTACGAAATAGTATTCCCCACAAAATCATCAGAATTTAATTCAGTGAATGGTCCAGCTAATACCAAGGCTGCCACAGTGGATCCTAACGAATCACCAAAAACAGTGATCAGTGGTACCAATGTAGAAGTAAAAAAAGATTTTGACCAAAATGAAATAGGTGGAGCCAGTATGGGATTCGATCAGAGCAAAGGCGGAACCTATGTGATGCGTAAAAACGATCAACGAGATGCTAGAACCGGATTGATCAACAGAGATAAAATGGTTATCGATCCAACCAAGCGTGTGTTTCAATTTGCACAAGGACAAAGCCTTACAGCAATTATGAACCAAATAATATTAAGTTCAGATTATGCAGCCAACGCTATTAATCCTAATTCAAAAACTGGTCGAACCCCCGAAGGATTTATCAAGTGGTTTCGACTAGACGTTCAGATTGAATTATTAAAATTTGATGAAGTTACTGGCGAATATGCTAGAAAATATACCTTCCGAGTAGTTCCTTATCTTGTGCATGAAACAATATTCTCTAATCCGAATTCTGCACCTATTGGTTACAGTGAATTACAAAAAACGATTTCTAAAGGTTACAATTATATCTACACAGGACAAAATGTAGATGTGTTAAAATTTGACATACAGATTAATAATTTATTCTTTACAGGGGTCACTTCTAGTAAACCCAGCGACTCGGGCACCACAGCAAATCCCGACACCGGCGGCGGAACTTCACCGCAGATTAACAAGCAGGCTAAAACCGGGCAAGGAACCTCACCAGGAGCTCAACTGGCCAGTGGCGGTCGAGCAAGATTAAAAAGAGATCCTACATTAATTGAGCAGTCGTTGAAAGGTGGAGCCAATCAAACAGACACAGAACAACAAGTGGCCAAGGCATTTCATGAAGCATTTTTAAATAACGGGGCAGAATTAGTCACAGTGAATCTAGAGATACTGGGAGACCCATATTGGATAGTTGACAGCGGAATATCTAACTATTTTGCATCACCGTCAGATTCTAATCCGGCCCTTACTGAAGATGGAACAATGAACTATGAAAGCGGAGATGTATATGTATATCTCAGTTTTAGAACACCGACAGATATAGATGAAACCACAGGATTATATGAGTTTGCTACAGGTGGTAAAGTGAGTCCTTTCAGCGGAATTTATAGAGTATCTGCCTGCGAAAGTATTTTTGCCGATGGGGCATTTAAACAAAAATTAACCTGCCTAAGAATGCCAGGACAGGCAGTGGATTACAAAGATAATCCTCCAGAGTTACTCAATGATCCGAATATTTCAACATCGGGTGCAATGACAATAGGATCTGACGAACCAGTAGCAAGTTCACCTTTAGATGATCCGGGATATAATCAAGCAGTTGCACCAAACTTTACGCCTGTATCAGTGAGAGGCAATCGAGTTCCTGGCGATAGAGCAATAACTTAATGGATAAATCAAATGGCTGAAGAAAGTAGACCGTCGTCGGAATATGCAAATCAAGGTGGATTAAGGGCTGGTCCCTATCTGGCCAGAATAGTCAATCATCTTGATCCTAGTTTAATGGGCGGCCTTGAAGTCACTCTATTAAGAGAACAAGGAAATACCTTCGGTGAAGACACACAGACACACGTGGTTAGATGTGCTATGCCGTTTTTCGGTTATACTGGTTTTGAATTTATGGGGCAAAATTCTGCTACGGTCTCGGGTAAGACCAGCGATGCTTATAACGACACACAAAAAAGTTACGGCATGTGGTTTGTACCACCGGACGTGGGCGTAACAGTATTAGTGGTATTCATCGACGGAGATCCAGCACAGGGATATTGGATTGGTTGCGTGCCAGCAAGATTTGCCAACAACATGGTGCCTGCGATTGCCGGATCGTCACAAATTGATATTGATAAAACAGACAGCGATAGATATGGAATTACCTCGGGCTCAGAACTGTTGCGAGTCACAAATTTACCTGTAGCAGAAATTAATAGAAAACTTAATTCTAAACAACAGGAGGTTGATCCCGACAAGATTAAAAAACC